AAAATCGAAATCTTCAAACGGCCTTGCTGATACCTTGCGCTTTTTGCTCTCCAATGGTATTATGAAGAGTTAGGCCATTGACAAGCATTAGAGATTATGCTATGATGTGAGGTGATAGAAAGGCATTTTGCGGGGAGGTGATTGAATGGGGGCCAGGACATTGTTTGGTCGTAGGGTGATCTATGCCGATGTGACCGAGATCAACGACAACAACATCATTGATGTTCTCCAAAAGGCTCTGTTCACTCACCTCATGAACCAGGCGGATATTAACTACCTCTACCGGTATTACAAGGGCGATCAGCCCATTCTTTACCGGAAGAAGGATGTTCGGCCTGAAATCAACAACAAAGTCGTTGAGAACCGGGCCAATGAGATCGTGTCCTTCAAGGTTGGCTACCTGATGGGTGAGCCTGTTCAGTATGTCAGCCGGAAAGATGACAAGGGTATCGCTGAGGCGGTGACCCGGCTGAATGACTACACTCTGTCCGAAGATAAACCCTCCGAGGACGCTGAACTGGCCGAGTGGTGGCATATCTGCGGCACATCGTACAGAATGGTGCTGCCGGACGGCGAAGCTGATCTGGAAGAGGACGAGGCCCCCTTTGAGATTTACACCCTTGACCCCCGCTTTGCTTTTGTGGTCTACTCCACGGCCCTCGGCAACCCTCCCATTATGGGCGTGAAGTATGTCCTCAAAGACGATGGGGTTCTGGTCTTTAGCTGCTACACGGATGACCACTTCTATGAGGTCGAAAATACCTGGGCAATCAGACGCAGCGAAGAGCAGTATTTGGGCATTCCCATCATTGAGTACCCGGCCAACAAGTCCCGGCTGGGTGCCTTTGAGATCGTCCTTCCTCTGCTGGACGCAATCAACACCACAGAGTCTAACCGCATTGACGGCGTGGAGCAGTTCATTCAGTCCCTCATGCTCTTCCACAATGTCGATATTTCTTCCGAAGACTACCGGGAGCTGCGGGACGAGGGCGCAATCAAGTTCAAGGACATTGACCCGCAGTTTAAGGCGGAGATTGAGTATCTGACCGCAGAGCTGAACCAGACCCAGACGCAGACCCTTGTGGACAGTATGTATAACATCGTCCTGACCATCTGCGGTATGCCGAACCGTAACGGCGGCTCTTCTACCAGCGACACCGGCACCGCCGTCATCATGCGTGATGGCTGGTCTGCTGCCGAGGCAAGAGCAAAGGACTCGGAGCGGATGTTCAGGAAGTCCGAGAAGCGGTTTTTGAAGCTCCTGCTTCGTATCTGCCGGGATTTGGGCGATCTGGACTTGAAGCTGTCTGCCATTGACATTCGCTTCACCCGACGCAATTATGAGAATATCTCGGAAAAGGCCAATGTTCTGACCACGATGCTGAATAACCCGAAGATTGCACCGGTGCTGGCCTTTATCCATTGCGGGATGTTCTCTGACCCCCAGGTGGCTTACAAAATGAGCATGGAGTATGTGGCCGAGCAGGAGGCCAAGGCCGAGAAGCTGGCCGCACAGCAACAGACCAAGGAGGGTGACGAGGGAAATGAACCCGGAAAAGAAAAATCTGGCTCTCAGCCCGGAAGCGGTAAAGGTGATTGAAGATATTCTGAAACGCCGGAACCACGCTGAGGTCAAGATCGAGGACGGTTCGGTGGTTATCATTGAAATCCACCGCAAAAAGAGAATATAAAACCACCAGTCGTAGGGATTGGTGAAGGGCCAAGGGGTCGTGAGTGCGAATAGCACTCCCGGCCTCTTTTTCTTTTGGTTTTAAGGCCGCAAGGCTTTGAATGGTCAGGGAAGACCTTAATCGCAAGGGGAGAAAACCCCACCAAAAACAGAAATCAGTGCTGAGTGAACAGCCTTGTTAAACGCAGGAGGTATTTGTTATGGCAAAGATTGACACCAGCAAGATCGAGGGGTACGCCGAGATGACCCCTGAGCAGAAGTTGGCCGCTCTGGAAGGGTTCGAGTATGAGGACAATTCCGCCGAGCTGGAAAAGCAGAAGAACGCTCTTTCCAAGGCCAACTCCGAGGCCGCCGAGTGGAAGCGCAAGCACAACGCTCTTCTTTCCGAAGAGGAAAAGAAGAAGCAGGAGGACGCTGACAAGCTGGCCCAGATGGAACAGGAGCTTGCCGATCTCCGCAAGGGCAAGACCGTTGCTGACTACAAGGCCAAGTTCGTGTCCCAGGGCTATGACGAGGCTCTGGCCGAGGACACCGCCAAGGCTCTCGCTGACGGCGACAGTGCCAAGGTCTTTGCCAACCAGAGCAAATTCCTCGAAGAGTATGCGAAGAAGGTCAAAGCTGACGCAATCAAGAAGACCCCCAAGCCCGGGGCCGGTTCTGGCTCTGGCACTGAGGGTGCCGTGGATTACGGCAAGAAGATCGAAGAGGCCCAGAAGAACGGTGATTTCACCGCCGTGGCCTACTACACCCGCCTGAAAGCTCAGGCTGAGGCCGAGGCTCAGGCGAATAACCAGTAAAGGAGAGATTGATTTATGTCCGATACTCTGGCTACCAGTTTCGTGGTACTGAACTACTCCGGTATGCTCTTCAACAAGGGCAATACCCGCTGCCCCCTGTCCTCCATCATCGGCGGCAGAGCCAAGACCACCAACCATGTTGAGTTCGTGACCGGCCAGGAGTACACCACTGGCGGCGGCGCACAGCCCTCTATCAGCGAAACCGCCTCCCTGACCGCTCCCGAGGCCAGCGTCATCACTCGCACCCAGAAGACCAATGTGACGCAGATTTTCATGGAGGCTGTCGGCATCTCCTATGCCAAGCAGTCCAACATGGGAACCCTGTCCGGCCTGAATGTCGCCAACCAGCAGGCCAACCCCATCAATGAGCTGGACTTCCAGGTGGCGGCGAAGATGCAGAAGGTCAACCGGGACATTGAGTTCACCTTCATCCAGGGTGCCTACAACAAGGCCACCAATGACGGTGAGGTAAACAAGACCCGGGGACTGGTGGAGGCGGTCACCACCAACACCAAGGCCATGAGCAGCAAGCCCCTCGGCCTGTGGGACATTGCTGACATGGTGAAGAAGATTTACGGGGCCAACGCCCCCACCGATGGCCTGTGCCTGTGGTGTGACGCTACCACGCTGTTCCAGGTCAACGCTGACGCTGTTCAGAACGGCCTGACCGTGGTTCCCGCTGCCCGGGAGATCAACGGCATTGCCCTGTCCAGTGTGGTCACTCCTATCGGCGTGGTCTACCTGTACCTGGGCGAGTGTCTTCCCGCTGGCACCGCTCTGCTGCTGAACCTGAATGTGATCGCTCCCGTGTACCAGCCTGTTCCCGGCAAGGGCAACTTCTTCCTGGAGCCTCTGGCGAAGACCGGTGCCGGTGAGAAGTATCAGCTCTTCGGCCAGATTGGCCTTGACCACGGCCCTGAGTGGTACCACGGCAAGTTCACCGGCATTGCTCAGAGCTTCACCGCTCCCAAGTACAGCCGGAGCGTGTTCATTGCCAACGATACCAGCAATCCCGTGAACACCAAGGCGGTAGGGGCTGGCTAATTTGATGAAAGGTAGGTGAAAAGCCATGACCGATGCTGAGAAGCTGTCCATGTTGAAAACCATGACCGGCGAGAAGGACGAGGATGTGCTTTCCACCTACCTTTCTATCGCTGGCAACAAAATCCTGAAACGGGCTTATCCCTTTGATACCACCGTGACCAAGGTGCCTGACCAGTACGCCTACAATCAGGTGGAAATTGCGGCCTATCTTCTGAACAAGCGAGGGGCTGAGGGCGAAACGGCGCACAGCGAGAACGGCATTTCCCGCTCCTATGAGGACGGGGATGTGCCGCCCTCTCTGCTGAGAGAGATCGTTCCGTGTGCGTCCCTGATCGGGGGCGAAGCATGAAGACCATGAAGCGAAATCAAGTCCCTTTCTGGTATCTGCTGTATGACCGGAAGGAGGACTTGAAGGACGAGTATGGCAATGAAAGCGGAGAGTCCGCTATCATTTACAAACCCGCAGTCAAGATGGAAGCCAATGTCTCTGCCGCCACCGGCTCGGCTCAGGTGGAGCAATTCGGAAATTTCGCCGGGTATGACAAAGTGATCGTTACCGATAACCTGTCTTGCCCGATTGACGAGAATTCCGTGTTGTTCATCGACAAAGAGCCGGAATATGCGAAAGATGGCACACCTCTTTATGACTACATCGTAAAGAGAGTTGCCAAGAGCTTGAATTCCATCTCTTACGCCGTAAGCAAGGTGAGCGTGTCGTGAAGACTGTCAAGGTTCCTCTTTCTCAGCGTGGTATCGACACACTGCTTCGAGAGATCGAAAGCTACACGGTATGGCTGAAAGAACGCTCCCAAGTCCTGCTTGATCGTCTCGCTCAGGCAGGATTTGAGGTAGCTTCCGCTCGTTTCGCAAAAGCCGCTTATGACGGCACCAATAACGCTTCTGTTTCTCTGGAAACGAGAAGTGAAGGAGTGAGGGCGGTTGTTGCGGTTGGTGCGTCCGTGCTGTTCATTGAGTTCGGCACCGGCGTTACTTACCCGGACAATCACCCGCAAGCCGCAGAGCTTGGCATGAAGCGTGGCGAGTACGGTCAGGGGCATGGTAAGCAATCCTCTTGGGGTTACTACGGCGACCCCGGAACAAACGGCGTGGTCAAGATGAAGAAGGACGGAAGCACCGTGGTCATCACCCACGGCAACCCGGCGAATATGCCGATGTACGAAACCGTCAAAGAGCTGGAAGCTATGTTGCCCGATCTGGTAAAGGAGGTCTTTTCATGATTGATGTGGAAAATCAGATTTACACACCGATTGCGGAAGCCCTCAGAGTCCAGTTTCCGGGTATCAAGGTGAGCGGCGAGTATGTCAAAGCTCCTTCCGGCTTTCCCTTTGTGAGCATTGTCGAGCAGGCCAACTACCCGACAGTGGAACACATGACCACCAGCGAAACGGAGCAATTCGCAACGCTGATGTATGAGGTGAATGTCTACTCCGACAAGGCTACCGGAAAGAAGTCTCAGTGTCGGAGCATTATGAAATTCGTTGATGACATGATGTATCAGCGAAATTTCAGGCGCATTTCCCTTTCCCCTGTTCCCAATTTGGAGAACGCAACGATTTACCGTCTGGTGGCTCGATACAGAGCTGAAACGGACGGCACTACACTATACAGGAGGTAAATGAAATGGCTATTTCCACTTATAAGGTGTTCCTCATGCACAAGGCCAGTTCCGGGGACACCTACACGAAGCTGATCGACATTAAGGAATTCCCAGACCTCGGCGGCGAACCTGAAATGCTGGAAACGACCACTCTGAGCGACAATATGCAGACCTATATTGCCGGTATTCAGTCTATGGACGGCCTGTCTTTCTCCGCAAACTACGACATGACCGAGTACCAGAAGCTGAAAGCCTTGGAGGGCAAGAAGGAAAGCTACGCCGTGTGGTTCGGCGGCACCGAGAGTTCCGGTGTGGTCACTCCCGATGGCTCCAACGGCAAGTTCGCCTTTGACGGTGAGCTGTCTGTCTATCCTGTTGGCGGCGGCGTGAACGAGGTTGTTGGTATGAACATCACCATTGCCCCGTCCAGCCCCATCAAGTTCTCTGCGACCTAAGAAACCTACGGCCTGAATGATAAGGAGGATTTATCATGGCAAAGCAGTTGACCATTACTGACCCTACCAGCGGTGTTACCTACACGCTGGAATACACCCGCAAGACTGTCGAGATGATGGAGAAGCAGGGCTTTATCGCCGCTGATGTGGAGAAGAAGCCCATGACTCTGCTTCCCGCCCTGTTCTCTGGTGCGTTTCTCGCCCATCACCGCTTCGTGAAGCCCGAAGTGAAAGACAATATCTACGCTCGCCTGAGTCACAAGGACGAGCTGATTAACCGGCTGGTCGAGATGTACAACGACCCGCTGATGACGCTGCTGGACGAGCCTGAGCAGGGTGACAGCGAGGGAAACCTGAGCTGGAAGGCTGGCTGGTAAGCGACCAACCTTCCGGTAACAAGGGGGGCGGCGGCGAACAACGCCCCGCTCCCCTTTTCGCTTACACGGAAAAATTCAAAGAGGTCTTTCCGTACTACCTGTCTATCGGCATGACCTATGACCAGTTTTGGAATGAAGACTGCGAGTTGGTCAAGTTTTACCGCAAGGCGGCGCAGATCAGGCAAGACCTGAAAAATCAGGACGCATGGCTACAAGGTGCGTATTTCTATGAAGCCTTGGTTGACGCGGCTCCTATCCTCAGAGCTTTTGCGAAGAAGGGTACAAAGCCCATTCCTTATCGGGAAGAACCTTTCGACCTGTTTTCCAAGCAGGATAAGAAGAAGCAGAAAGAGGTTCAGGAGAAGAACGACAACAAGGCAAAGACCTTCATGGAAGCCTTTGCCATTGCGACCAATAAGAAATTTCAAAAGAAAGGTGGTGGCGTAAATGGCTGATAATGTGGAAATTCAGGGTTTGGAATTTCAGATTGTCAATGACAGCACTCAGACCGAGCAAGGTTTGGAAGCTCTGAGGAATACCCTTGGTCGTTTGAGAACGGCTTGCGGGTCTACGGCTACCGGTTTGAGCGGTACTGCTAAGAGTGTGAGAGAGCTGAAAAATGCTCTGCAAGGCTTGAACAGTGGTGATGTTCAGCAGAAGATCACCCGCATTGCCGGTGCGCTGAACGCCTTGGGTCAGGTCAGTAATGTGAAAATTTCCAGCTCTGTCGCCAATCAGTTGACGGCAATCAGCGGTGCGATTGACAACCTGAAATGGACGGACGGCGATAAGCTGACCGCTCTTGCTGACGGTTTGCGCCCTCTGTCCGAGCTTGGAAAGTCCAATCTGACCACCTTTATCAATCAGCTTGGGAAGCTCCCCACCGTGATTGAGGAATTGGAAAAGGCAGACATTGACAAGTTCACCCGGCAGATGACCGATCTCGCTGCCGCCATGAAGCCTTTTGCGG